TCGCATCATTCCTAAGCTATGCGAATATCTCCAGGATTGAATTGGATGTGCAACACTATGTTATCCCGGCCCCTATTATTCCGATCACAGAGCGGGCGTTCAACACGGTTTATGAAGTCGTAATTGAGCTTCTCGAAGCCGACGAAGATCAGGTAATTATTAATAAAAAACCAAAGCCATGAATGAAATTACAACAAAGGATTTTTTTGCCCGGAATGATGTACGTGCAAAATTCGAGGAAATGCTTGGAAAGCGTGCGCATCAATTTATCACATCAGTCTTACAGATAGTGGCATCTAATACGATGCTGAAGAATGCCGATTCCTCGAGCATCTATAATTCGGCCACCCTTGCGGCCACCCTCGATCTACCGCTGAATAATAACCTGGGGTTTGCTTATATTATCCCGTACAATGTGAAGCAAAAGGATGGGACGTATAAGGTAATGGCACAATTTCAAATTGGGTATAAGGGGATCATTCAACTTGCCCAGCGATCAGGGCAGTTCCTTACCATTTCATCGGCCCCGGTTTATGAAGGCCAGCTGGTAGAAGAAAACCCATTGACCGGGTTTGTATTCGACTTCACGAAGAAAAGATCAGAAGTGGTCATTGGTTACGCCGCTTATTTCAAACTCCTGAACGGTTTTGAAAAGTCAATGTATATGTCGGTTTCCGATCTGAAAGCACATGGAAAAAAGTTCTCAAAAACATATGACAATGGGAACGGCCTGTGGAAAAATGATTTCGAGGCAATGGCCAGCAAAACAGTGATAAAACTGTTGCTTTCCAAATTTGCGCCTCTGTCGATTGAAATGCAAAAAGCCGTGATCTCTGATCAGGCCGTGATCTCTGATCAGGGAGATGTACAATATGTCGATCATGAAGAAGTCCTGGCCAATAAGGAAGCAGAGAGAATTGTCTTGATGATCCAAGATTGCACGTCACTGGAGGATCTGAAGAAAATTGAAAAAGACGTGCCAATGGACTTGGTAGATTTCTTGACGGCAAAAAAAGACGAATTGGCCGAGGCCGGAAAGGGGACAAGAAAATGAAACATGATTTTTCAATTACACGCTTTAGGGCATCCCAGGCCGGTAAACTGATGACCGATTCCCGGTCAAAGTCAGAAGCTATTTCTGAAACCACAAAGGAATATTTAAGGGAGGTATATATCAATATCCGCTATGGCAGGAGCAAGGATATTGTGAGTAAGTTCATCCAGAAGGGGAACCTATCTGAAGAAGATTCCCTGACTATTTTATCCCGGGTTGAAAAAAAATTCTTTACCAAAAATGAAGATCATTTTTCAAATGATTTTCTCAAGGGGACCCCGGATATAATTGAAAAAAACGATGCCGGTATTGTGATTTTCGACACAAAAACATCCTGGGACATCTTTACTTATTTCAAAGCGAAACATTCACCGGTTGACAAAATGTATTACTGGCAACTTCAATCCTACATGGATCTTACCGGTTCAAATATCGCATATCTGGTATATTGCCTTGTAAATACACCGGAAAAGTTAATTGAATCCGAAAAGCGGAAGTTCGCATGGAACGCCGGGATTATGGATTCTGATTCTGAGATATCTCAGGAGGCATTGGCATCGATTGAAAAATTGTGCATCTATGATGACATCCCAATTCAGGAGAGGGTTCATAAAATTATGATTGAGCGTAATCAGGATGACATTAATAGGCTGCATGAGAGGGTGATTGAGTGCAGGAAATGGATGAATGAAAACTTTTAGCCCATCCACCCGGCGGCGGGACAATATAACTCCGGTTGATCCCGCCCCGGAGAAGGCGGATGGCGATTTAAAATAAAAGCCTTGGGAGGGCTTCGTAAAACCCAACAAAAACAGCATGAAAATACATCATTTTACGAGAGAGGACATGGTAAGTTTTGGAAACTTCCTCCTTTCCGATGCAAGAACAGAAGCGAAAATGAAACACCCTGAGTTTAATCAGGAGCAGAAAGAGGAAACTCTAAAGCAGGTTAGTCACGCTGACGTGAGCAACTGGTTTGACACGCAAATAGTTGAGATTGCAGAGTAGTTAAATGTCTGGTGGGGCGGATTTTAACGCAGAATGTTTGATTGAAACACTAAAAAAATAAAAAAGAAGGGAGGGGAAAATTCTTTCAAAGAGTACCCAAAATTTAATACTAAAACAGATGAAAAAATTAGGAGTATTTTTAACATTAATTGGTTCAGTGCTTATTATTTTAAGCATCGTTGGCGGAATTGTTGGTTCTTATCAATATGAAAATTCGTTTAAATCATATTGGGATTTAGCAGACAAAGCATCAACTATAATTAAAAAATCAGAAAACATTGACAAGTTTGTTGATGCACTTGAAAAAGGCGGATTTGAAGGAGAATATAATGCTGTATTTTTAACAACACCAAACAATGCTTTTGACCAAAATTTTGAAGCGTTAAAAACATTACAACAAAGATTGCATGAGATTCAAAAAATGGATGTTACTTCATTTGAATATCAAACAGCGATGCAACAAATAACAGGACAAGAACAAGGCGAAGCCAATGAAATGTTAAGTATTTTTAAGGGTATTTGGTGGAAACAAAACCATTTTTTACTATGGAACTGGATTGCGTGGGTTCAAATTTTGTCTTGTATCGGAGTTATAATTACAGGAATAGTTATTTGGGGTAATGAGGAAGATTGGTGGCATAATAGGTATGTTTATGATGAAGGTGGTAATTGTGATGGGTTCGTCTGTTAATTGCCGCTAACGTTGGCGGCTTGGCGATGTTGCCGATTACCGCAGCCAAATTGAAAGTAAAAAGTTGAGGGTTTGTTCTTCAGCTAAATTGAAAAACGTCACGGCAATATTGCCAAACCGCTTGTTACACGAAGCCAATTAGGGACTTCGCATATTCTGTCAAAATGGAGATAAATAAAATAATACAAGGGAATTGCTTAACAGTATTAAAAACGCTGCCTGATAATAGCGTGGATTGCTGTATTACTTCGCCACCTTATTGGGGATTGAGAGATTACGGACACGATGAACAATTAGGAAGTGAAAAACACTTTAAAGACTTTGTAAACAACCTTTGCAATGTGTTTGATGAAATAAAAAGAGTGCTAAAAGATACAGGCACTTGCTTTGTGAACCTGGGAGATAGTTATTCAAGTGATACAAAGGGAACTGGTGGACCGTCCGATAAGCAACTTTCTAATAAAGGAAGCATGTATGCTGCTAAAAAGTTTGATACTGAAATACCAAATAAATGCCTTTGCCTTGTGCCTGAAAGGTTTGCTATTGAAATGGTTGATAGAGGATGGACAATTAGAAATCAAATTATCTGGCATAAACCAAACCAAATGCCATCAAGTGCAACTGATAGGTTTACTGTTGATTTTGAAAAGATATTTTTCTTTGTGAAAAAGCCAATGGGATATTATTTTGAACAGCAACTTGAAAAAAGTATTTGGGCTGAATTTGACAAAAGAAGTGAAGTAAAAGGTGGTGTAAAAAGTAACGGCAAAACTGCAACTGGCAATTATGCCACAAACAAAGTAGCATATACCGAAGGTGGAATGAGAAATATTAGAACAACGTGGAGTGTGAATACAGAGCCTAACAGCGAAGCTCATTTTGCCACTTATCCGCAAAGATTGGTAGAACGTATGATAAAAGCAGGATGCCCCGAAAATGGGCTTGTAATTGACCCGTTCTTTGGAAGTGGAACAACTGGTATCTATGCAAGGAAAGTCAATCGTAACTTTGTCGGCATAGAGTTGAACCCTGAATATGTAGAGATTGCAAATAAACGTCTCTTTAAAGAATTAGGGATGTTCGCATAGGTTTCGTGTAACGTCTTTACTGCCGCCAAATGACGGCTATCTCACTAAAACTAAAAGGAAATGATAAAGTTGATAAATGATCACTTTCAGAATTATAAGCCTTATGGGATTCCAAAGGCCCAATTAATCATTGCGGACATACCCTATAATGTTGGGAAAAACGCCTATGGCTCAAATCCATCATGGTACATCGATGGAGATAATAAGAATGGTCAAAGCGAACTTGCCGGGACGGAGTTTTTTGACACAGACAAGGATTTTAGGGTAAAGGAATTTATGCACTTTTGTTCAAAAATGCTGGTAAAAGAACCAAAGGAAACAGGCAAGGCCCCATGTATGATTGTTTTCTGTGAGTTTGAGCAGCAATTTGAATTGATTGGACTTGCAAAGGAATACGGGTTAAACAATTATATAAACCTTGTCTTTCGGAAAAACTTTTCTGCTCAGGTTTTAAAAGCAAATATGCGGGTTGTTGGGAATTGTGAATATGCCCTAATTCTTTATCGGGAAAAATTACCAAAATTCAATAATAATGGTAAAATGGTTTTTAATTGCATGGATTGGGTCAAAGATTTCGATACGGAAAAAATTCATCCGACACAAAAACCAATTAAGGTACTTGAAACCCTCATTAAAATATTCACAGATCCTGGAGAGGTCGTTATTGACCCGGTTGCCGGAAGCGGAAGTACATTAATTGCGGCAAATAATACCGGTAGATCAGGCTTTGGGTTTGAGATAAAGAAGCCATTTTATAAAGAAGCCATAAAATTAATTGAAAAACATGAAACAATAACAAATGAGATCAAGGCCATTGGTTATGCGAAAACAGAAATCAGTAAAAATCATCCTATATTATTTTAACCCATGATTGAAAAGAAAACACACAAGCCGGATGGACAGCATCAGAGAATAATCAGGTATCTCAGGCAGGGCCGGCATCTCTCCCTGATTAATTCATTCGAGGCCGTAGGTGTCATGGCTCTATCACAGAGGATAGGGGAATTGATCAAAGAAGGATATCCAATACGCCGGGGTAGGATGACCACGAAATCCGGAGCCATGATTGGGAAATATGAATGGATTTTTGAACAGCAGTGTGAGCTGAAGCTGTAAGCCTAAATCATAGCTAATAGTTATTAATAATATATCATTTTATCATTGACTTTTATAATCTTTTAATGTATATTTGTACACGAATTTGACAAATTCATCCTATGGCTACAAAAATAAAAAGTAATCATTCTCAAAAATCCCTGACCAGGGGAAAGTATAACAGGGGGAGTAGCCACCTGCCTGTTATTGGCATTGTCAATGCTGATCCTGGCAGGGTTTTTATACACCAATTATGGCACTAAGAGATCAACCGTATTTACCACTATACGTTCAGGATTTTTTGACCGATGAAAAACTGATTGAATGTTCAGCACAAACAACCGGTGTATATATCAGGCTCCTATGTTTAATGCACAAATCTGATGAATATGGTAAGATTTTGCTACGGCAAAAAGACTGGCAAACAGACCAGCAAATTTTAAATTTTGCTAAGAAGTTGCTAAGGCAAATGCCATACACCGAAGAAATTATTTTTAATTCCTTGGTGGAATTAATAAATGAGGGGGTCTGTATAATTGATGGTGATTATCTTATTCAAAGGCGCATGGTTAAAGACAATGAGATAAGTTGTATAAGAAAAATAACAGGTTCTAAGGGTGGTTTTGCTAAGGCAAATAATGTAGCAAAAAACATAGCAAATGTCATAGCAAACACTGAATATGAATATGAAGATGTAAATATTAATAATAATGGTGTAAAAAAAATTCATCCTTCATCTTCAGATTATCTTGTTTTTTATGACATGGAAAAAGTTGAACAGGAAATGATCAATTCTGAATCCTGGCAGGTTAATATCCTTCAACTTAACCCATCCTTGGAAAAACTAAGGTTGCTCAAAGAAATATCCATTTACTGCCTGGAACAAAAAACAGACAACGACATAAGCAAACCATTTTCAGAATATAAAAGGCACTTCAGGAATTGGATAAGAAATAAACTGAGCAAGGAACTGCCGGCAATAAAATCACATACGCCAATCGGGAACGTATCACCGGCTCCAGCCAATATTGTAAAAATATCTAAACAGATGAACAAATGACAGAATATGGGAAAATACCACCACAGGCCATAGACCTTGAGGCATCTGTTTTGGGATCGGTTTTATTGGAATCGGACAGTCTTATCCGAATAAGCGACTTCATCACCCCTGAAACATTTTACAAACCGCAGCATAAGACAATATTTCACGCGGTTCAGCTTCTTTATTCCCGAAATGAATCCATTGACGTACTTACTATAATTGAGCAGCTGAGAAAGACCGGTGAACTTGATGCTATTGGGGGTGCATTTTACTTGACATCGCTTACTAATGGCATTTCATCCTCAGCAAACATTGAACACCATGCACGCATAATTCAGGAAAAATTCATACAACGGGAACTGATAACCGTAGGAACGGAAATAACCAGGGACGCCTATAATGATCAGATTGATGTATTCGACTTAATGGAGCGTGCAGAGAGTATGATTTATAAAACATCAGAGCAAATAACCCGGAAAGATTTTGAGAGCCTGTCTGGTCTTATAATTGACGAAATGCGGGATTTGCAAACCAGGATGAAAAGCGAAGCAAGGTTATTGGGTATTCCTTCCGGATTTACGACCATTGACCGGGTAACAAATGGCTGGCAAGGGTCAAATTTGATAATCATTGCCGCCCGGCCCTCAATGGGGAAAACCGCCCTTGCGTTGAATTTTGCCAGAAATGCAGCGGTGGATTTTAATACGCCGGTTGCGTTTTTCTCACTTGAAATGTCTGCAAAACAATTAACACAGAGAATCATCTCTTGTGAATCCAGGGTAAACTACTCTCAGATACAATCCGGAAATGTTCAGAATGAATATGAATTGATTTGTCGGAAGTCTGGTGAGATTTCTAATTCCAAAATATTCATTGATGATACTTCATCCATTGGGATTTTTGAATTACGAAGCAAGGCCAGAAAAATGAAGATGAAACACGGGATAGGGATTGTTGTCGTTGACTACCTTCAATTAATGCACGGAGAAAAAGAGAAAAATGGGAATAGAGAACAGGAAATTTCATCTATCTCCAGAGGATTAAAAGCACTGGCCAAAGACCTTGGCATTCCAGTCATAGCATTATCGCAATTATCCCGTTCATGTGAAAGTAGGGCTGATAAAAGGCCGATTTTATCTGACTTGAGGGAATCGGGTTCCATTGAACAAGATGCCGATATTGTTGGATTTCTTTACCGGGGCGCATATTACAAGGATAGATTACCGGATGGATCTGAATATCCCCCTTCACTTGTTGAATTGAATTTTGCAAAGAATCGAAACGGAGCAATAACCCTGGAGCCAATTACGCTGAATTTCTCTGCAAATATTCAAAGGTTTTCAGATCAGCCAGACGAAGATGTATTTTAAATGGCACTTGTAAAAACTATATTAAACGATAAGGCTGTGTATATCATAACTGATCGAATTTTTGAATTAAGCGGAAAAGAATGGCAGGTAATTGGTCTTGAATTCAGGGATCGGAAAGCGATCTATACGGTAAAAAACGGGGATGACATCCACGAGGTTGATGAAAAAACAATAATTGATAGGCATAAAAAGCACGGGATAGACATACCAGTAATCCCGCTAAACGAAGCGATAAGATGATAGAATTATTACGAATCCGAATCCAGAGGCTTAATGGCCACAATGTAATCAGTCAGGAAAGTGTTGACCCGAAAAACAAGCGGTTTGAAACAGAGGAAGCGCTTGAGTATTACCGGAAAAAGAAAGAACTGATGCTTCAGTTTGCCCAGGACAAGAAAAACAAGAAAACCGGCGATGATACCCGGGTTGAAGTTTTGTTTGACAAAAAAGAAGTACCGGTACAGGAAAGGACTAATGAGAACTGAAAAAATGTTTTAAAAATCTTTAACCATGAATGAAGAACCCATAAAATTCGCCGTCCTGATCTATGTCGTGGCCCTCACAACCCTGGCATTTTTAATATACATCGGAATAAAATCACAAAAAATCAGGGAGTTTAAGAAGAACCTTAAACCCGGGTATTGGTGCTATTATTACGAAGGCGAAGAACGTATGGCCGCACGGGTTGAGGTAATTAAGGATGAGTTGGTTTTATTGAAAAACGAATATGACGAACTCATTTACAGAAACATAAACGATCTTTATATATGAACGAACTGGTAATGGCCATAGACCCCGACCTGCACAAGAACGGGGTTGCGATGATTGAGAACGGCAAACTACTCAAGGTTGAATCGCTGTACCTGTGGGATTTAATTTCTATCATAGTTCATTCCGCTTTTTACTGTGGAGAATTTGGGGATAAATTTCACGTCATCATTGAAGATGGGAACCTGGGACGGTCTGCTAATTGGCATGGTGGAGGCAAAAGAACAGCCGGAAACGTTGGAAAGAATCAGGCCATTGCAACGATCCTGCGTGAACTGTGCGAATGCCATAACATATCCCATGAGTGCATAAAGCCTCACGGATATTCAAAGGTATTCAGGGATGAAAACATATTCAAACAGGCGACCGGATGGATGGGACGGACAAATGAAGATAGCCGTGCTGCGGTTGCCATAGGATTCAGGTTCGTAAAATAAAACCCTAAAATTAAAAACCATGACAAGACCAGATTTTCCAAGACCTTATACGATTTTAACACCTGAAATGATTCATCGTATAAATTCAGATCAAGAAGTTTATGACAGAAATCCAGAAAGGTCTGAAAGGATGCAAAGACAAGCCGAAGAAGATTATGAACGTGAAAAACAAGAAATGTATGAACAAGAGCGAAGACATAATCAGCGGGATTAAATGGTATAAATTTTTAAATTACAGCAAAATGGAAAATAATCAATGTAATTCACTAAATCAATAAGACCATGCTAATCCTTACGGCAATTCTCGAAAACCTTTCTTCCAGAAAAGACAGAACCCTGAAGCTCACGTTTGGAACGCAGGAGCTTTCACCAGATCAGGTTACGCAACTTTATGCAGCTCTTGACAAGTTTATTTTCGTGGCACTTAAAGTTGACGATTTCAAAAGTAACGAAATGAAGATACTTTCAGACCTGCAATCCGGATATGAGGAAAAATCAAAAAGTCAATCCAAAAGAATACAGTCAGTCCTTTTCATCCTCTGGAACCAAAACAATGAAGGCTTCGTCGATTTTGACGCTTATTATAAATTCAAAACCGAAAAGTATATTGACCATCTGAAAAGTAAAATTGAACAGTAAAGTAAAAAACCATGAACCTAACACCATATGCAGCACCAGGAATCGGGGGAATAAAATACATTGTAAATATCAACAACTTTGATTCTGATGTTTCAGAAATTGTTGCAAAGGTTTGCCACGAATCGGGAACCAGCATTGAAGAACTTTACACACGATCAAGAAAAGGGAAAACGCCAATTTGCCGATATCTTGTCTGGCATGTCTTGAAAAAAAAACATCCACGAATCCCGGGAAGAACACTTGGAAAGGTGTTTGGAAATTACGATCACTCAACGGTTCACACAGGAATAAAACTTATTGGGATTCTGAAGGAAAATAAAAATTACAAGGATTTCATTTTCTCAGTAGAACGGTCATTCCTGCCTAATTAACTTGACAAAACGTTTTTTAAAGGCTATTTTTGTAACGTGAAAGAGAAAAAACTTACGGCAAAGGAAAAGGATTTCTGCAAGTATTACAGGCTTTGCGGGAAAAATGCAAGCGAGGCGGCCAGACTTGCTGGATATAGAGAAAAGTCTGCAAGGCATACAGGATCTGAAAACCTGACAAAACCGCACATTCAAGAAGAAATCAAACGTGTTTCCGAAAACATTGAAGAATCCTTATGTCTCTCAAAGGAGTTGATCATAAGGGAACATATAAAGATAGCCCTAAGTTCCATTGCCCACCTTCACAATACGTGGATTGAAAGAAAAAAATTCGAACAGCTGACTGAAGATCAAAAGGCTTGTATCTCAGAAATAACGACAAGCATCCAAAAGAAAAACATTGGAACAGGCATTGAGCCGGAAATAGTGGAAGTCGAATTTATAAAGATAAAACTATACGACAAACAAAAATCGCTTGAAGCAATTTCAAAAATTATGGGATATGATTCAGCCACTAAACTGGAAATTGAGGATAAGCGGAAAACCATATCAGACCTTTACCCACCGGAAGAAGAATTAATGAACAGAGCAAATGCGCTGGATAAGTCCTAATCTTCTTTATCTTCATTGGGCGTTAAGAAACAAAAGCGGTGCATTGCTGGAAGGTTCGAGCCGATCAACGAAGACAATCGCATCAGTAGATTTCATCATTTATTTGTGTGCCAGGAAAGAAACCAACGCCACTATT